TGTGCAGGACCGTGATCCTGACACGCATCCCAACATCCTTCTGCTTTTTGGCGAGACGATCTTGCTTTTGTTCCCGTGCCATTTGCTTGACAATTGACCTGATACCCTTGATGGCCTCGACAACCTTTGGGTCAATCGCGGTGTGCATCGTATGCCTCCTCACTCATTGCCAGTCTTCGCGACAATTGGTTCTGATAGGAGGTGGCCCGCGAGGCATCTACGTAAACATGCTACTCCCTCCAAAGATGGTATCTTGAGAATTGGCGTCTATCATCAACCGGCTCAGTGCATAATGCTGTCGCCTGGTCGCCTATGTCGGGTTCACGGAATAGGATGCATTTAACACCGCCAGCTTCAATACGCTCATGCTCTGATAGAAGCTTATGTTCGTCAGGGACTTCACATACGATAAGATAGTTGATATTGGACTTGTCGTGTTGAAGATTGATACCAGCTTCGTGTGCGGCGTGCGCCGCCTGAACGATTTGTTGGCAGGTAGGTAGATCCTTGCGAACCAGAACGTAGTTGTACTTAATCTAGGACATTGCACCCTCCTTCCTCTTACGCCTTTTTAAATACGTTTGTGTGTCAGATACCCATTTTTGGAATAACTCTCTTGTGTGCTCGATGTATCGCCTATGTCCACAAACTACATGCGCATATTTGGTTCTAGCGCTTAAGCACTTATCGCAAATTGCTATTTCCATGTGAAGGCGATCGTCTATCGGGTCCCACATCCCGCTTGCATAATTGCCATTAGATGAAAATACAATGGCGCGGCCAATTTCCTGAAAGTATCCACCATTGATCATCTTGGATGTCTTTGATACCTTATTGCCGCAAACCAAGCAGTGGTATTGCAACTTCCCAACATTTTTGGAACAATTCGAATTTTTCATAATTTTATTTACCATTGATCATCAAAATCTTTATTATATTGAATTATCCATCTTGTATTACATGTCGGACATTTAAATGCAACGCCATATGTCTTATCGGTGTTATATTTCTTCTCCTCTTCATTAGTCAATTTATCACGAATTACTTCTACACCACAACCGCATACTATTATTTTAGTATCTCTTTGCATTGCAATGTATTTTTGAGTCATCGGAAGGGCATTTCGTCAATAGTCTTATGTACGCAATCACTACATCGTCGTTCATTTTTAGACCAATCTTTCCGTAGACTTCTGCCAAATAGCGAACAATACCTTGGGTAACGATGGGTGCACCCAACGCCACAATACTTGAAATCTTGCTGATTAACTTTGATGTCTGATGTGTTTGACATGTTTACTCCGGTTTAGCCAATCTTTTGGCTAATGATGGGAACTTCTCAGCTAATTCTTCTAATTTATCAAATTCTAAAGTGGCTATTACGTCCCAACAACCCATCTCGGCAGCAACCATAACATCCTGATACAACCTTCGATCTAGACGCAATTGAGCAATTCGTTTAAATAGATCTTGGGTCAGCAAGTATTTTTGCGACAATTGGGTCATTACCAGCCATCCATTCTAATAATTCAAACCCGCCGAAATTACCATGTGGGTGTCCACAATCCTCAACTTCGAAGTATTCACCGTGTCTCCATATAACATAAGAGTGGCCGGTGGTCTCAAATTCCCATCTACTCCGAATTCTAGTTAATGCTTCAATTGCATTAAGAAATTTGATAGTATAATCAGACTTATCGATGGGAATATTCATTTTAACTTGCCTATCTGATGCCCAATCCATAACGCATGCCCGATGTCAGATACTAATCTACGATTGGTAATTTCCCTCAACACATATTCTGGGGCACCAGCTATATGCATAACTTCAAGCCCATCTGGATCAAGAAGTTTTGCTGTGACGCGCTCGTCATCAGCTCGATCAATGATCCATTGCCCTTTTTCGTCCCACCATGCTGTAGGTTTCCGATAGGTATTAATTATGTCTTTGGCGCCATCCCAGCAATCTTCATAAATATGTGCAGACTGTGAGACAATAACTAAATCACCCAGCTCGATTTGTTTATTGTCCATAATTTCGCCACGCTCAGCGAGGATGGTTCCCCTAACATATTCTTGCAGGTTCCTGAGGGCATAAGCGTTCTCAGGCCAACCATAGAACATATCGTTTGATCTAATCGTTGCCGTCAGATTCAAACGCCTATCCAACACTCTAAACCATAAATGGTTTAAACATGGGCTTGATTTTGTGCTGTCGCTTGCATCCCAAAGTGATATTACTGCAGAGCGCGATTCTATGTCCTTAGCCAATTTCTTAATGACTTTCGTAACCTGATCAACCCCGAATGCCTGACGCATTAGGTTACCATACGTATAAGACACGTCAGCAACCTTCTCACCAGACATAAACCTTTTGACATATTGATTAAGGTGATTGGCGTCAAATGGTAGGCATGGATGCACAAATTCTGGAATGATTCCATTTTCTTCCGTGATAACAACTATTAGATCGATAAGCTCTAGAGTATCTTGGTCATAATGGGTATGTACACGCTTACCAAACGTCATTATTTGATATAGAAGCTCAGCATATCCATCGGCAATTGTCTTAGCCCTGATGGTATGAGCACAATATGGCCCCGGTAATCTATCTGGATTTTGAACTGGTGGTGGGTATATTTTCCGAAATTCAAAGATTACCGGAGTGATTTGACTTTTCTCAAATCTCGAGTTGATTTCAGCAATCGCCCCTTTGTCATCGGTTGCGCAATATAGTTTAACATTATTTCGAATAAATTCTATTTGTTCTACTGGGATATCTGATCCTATGTGAATTTTAGTTCCTTCAACGATAATTCCATCATTATTAATTATCTTAGCCCCACCAAAGAATCTGGTGAGATCATCAAATGCACCAGAAAGATCTTTACCATATGCGACGATGTGCTTAATCCACGGACTGGCAAGCAGATTCCTTATCATCATATCAACGCCACGCTGCGATGTATAGAGATTGCCTATTAATGCTATCTTATCCATAACCACAAGTAATTCGTCTCTGGTACGCTCTCGAGTGGTCCATTTTGAGCATACAGCAATGTTAGACTCTTGATTGCCAATTATAAACTGGTTCTTCAAAAACGGTGGCCAATTGTCCATATTATCCTCCCCAGCTGTGGATAACTGGCGTTCGTTTAATATCTTGCCAACCAATTATCCCTCTAGAAGAACATTTGCGGCACTCTACGCGGAACGAATTAAGTGTCAGATACAGTGAGGCATCTTGCCACCATTGTTTGCCACAATTACATTGAAGTCTCACATTGATCCCATTGGGGTGGTGGGCATAACCGATGGCTTTTACTAGATGTGCATCCCTAATCATATTGTCGATTGCTTGCCTGACCTCGTCAATTACTGTACATTTTACAAAATTTTCCGGGGCGTATAATCGTTTCCTCCTGTCGCCAATCGTAAATTTCTCATACTTGCCACGACCAGAACTGAGTCGTATCTCACCAGTAGAGTCATAATATATTATTGTTGGCACTATGCCAAACTCAGATGCTTTATCAAGGTTAATTACGGTTGGGTCATTGACAAAGAGTCCGTGGCTCATCACGATCAGTTCATCATAAGTGTACTTCATCGACCCCGTTATTGCAAACGCATGTATTCTAACAATACCACCTCCTAAAATTATTAGGTCTGGTGAGAGAATATCATTCCCATGTGAGTCTAAGAATTTTATACTCATTGACTCTTTCCATGTCTTGGTTATAATGCCATCGATAGAGTTTATTATAATCTCTTCGATTTCACGTCCATATTCTTTTCGATTCCTAACCACCATATTCTTGAGTGCTATAGATCTAGCATTAGCCCATTCCATAAACTTTCTGAGCTCTGGATAATTGCTAAAGATGTTTCTTGCATTCTCTCCGTTGACTTTAAGTTTAACAAACATAGATATGTTACCAGTAGGTATCCTTCGACTATCCTCAATAACCTCGTGATTTTTTCGACAATCACTAACATGTACTTCGGATGGCTTTCCTTTGACTTCCGTGGCCATTTAAGACTTTTACATGTCTTCTAAGGCTCTCTGGGCCTCTATGGCCCTTCTCGCGGCTTCACAAGCAGTCTTGGCTTCAGAACCATGAATAATCTCATTGTCAAAGATCCACTGTTCACCGCAGGTATCACATAAAAGCATCTCCTTTGGGGCTATCCAACATATTCTACTGTGCTCAGGAATGCTACGACCACATTTATCGCATATTATGGTGCTTGGGATGGTTAACCATTTGTGTGGTTCTAACATGTTTCCTCACCACTGTGAAACAAAGTATGCTGTCTAGGCGTTAGTCAATCATTGGTTCGGCTAATCTTTTCGCAATATCTGGGTATTCTTTGGCAACGCCCTCTAGCAGTTCAAACCCGCTTTCGTAGTAGTTCACCTTTTGAAATTGTTTGTAGAGATAGAACCATATACAAGTCACATCTTGTTTCTTATAGTATAGTCTTAAATCAACGTCATCTCCATTTGGTGAATTACTAGCATTCGGTACGGACCACTCAATATACCACGGATTATCAATCGTCCTCTTCGCGATCCTATCTAAAATATCGAAAGTGATATCGCTCATTTTAGTTTTGGGCAACGTGCAGAACAGTGTCTACCACTAAATTTCATACAAGTCCTAACATGCGATTTAATTTTGCCAAATGAATCGGGATCACATAGATCGAACGATTCGCATTTACGATCCTCTCCTGGTGGCCTAAATATAACAGTTGAACCCTCGAATATAGCATTGATGCTATATCGACACGCTGTCTTTTCAATTAACACTATATCTTTAATATGATTATTGCAATTAGGCTCAACAAGTGATTTTATGTTATAGGCATTATACCCAGCTTCTTTCATTAGCTCAACAAATATTTCGGCAGTTTCCATCAGCTTCTTCTAAATGGATAACCATTGTTTAGTTCATCATTACCGCATACTAGCGTCTCGCATGGAAATTGCTTGCAATCAAACGGAAATGGGCATGCACATCTTCTATCGCCCCAGTATGGACTGATCTCAGTATTCTTCTCCATTATTTTAGTCATTGTTGCTACTAAATCAGGATATCTATCTGAGAATAAATGGAATATTCTTTCCAACTCAATCGGCTGAATATGTTCCCTCCTTGGATCCTTTGGTTGTTCATTCGGGTCAAACGGATTTTCTCCCGCTAATTTCCTTTTAAGTAGTATTCTGAATATTCCATATAACTCAGTCTCATCCACCATTTTACATGAATGAATGATTTCACTTGTCTTACCGCGCCGATCGATCTTCTTCCAGTCTTTATCTTTATTCTCTGGCATAATTACCTCATGAATCAATTCTATTCAAATATTCTCTGCTTCTTCGATGTCGTTATCGTGCATTTAATTCCGGCATTTCGCTACTTTGGCCTTCATAGTGGACCCACGCTCCTCGCAAAGCATTGACAATTCTATCGCGGCGATAACGCGCTGGCATTTTGCCTTTCTTGAATCGCTTGACGTCCTGGATGGAGACATTGAGGTACTCGGCAACCATAGCATCGGTCATCTTGCCATCGCAAGATAAGTATAGACCATTAATCTTCTTTTTGAATTCGTCTGGCGCCATTGGTTTAACTCGGCCTGGCAAATTTCTCAGCTATCTTGGGATCTTCTGCCATCCATGGCGCTCACTCCAACTCAACATCTTCGTCGCATACTTTATTCGGAAGGTTGCTTCCGTACTCTTGCATCTTCTTAAACATCTTCTCGGTAATTGGAAATTGATCGGACTTCATTTTATCAAGAAGATTGGCCAAATCAGCGATTTCGTCTGTCAGAATCGATGGATATAGACAACCTACCATCTGTCCAATAAGCTCTCTACGTATAACGATCTCCTCTTGCAATTCCACCGCCGATAGCCCTAGCCATTCAGATCTTGTCTTCATGTTATTTAAATACTCAAAAATACATATATGAATCAGAGGGTGCGATGAAACTCAGCGAATTATCTGATGACTTACAATTTAGCCGCAAGGTGTTTGGTCATATAATTAGACAAATATTTAGTGGTGTCTACGTTAAAATAGAAAACGATTATTCAGCATTGCCAATATTCAGAGCGAAGTTGTTGGCGGCATGCGCGAAAAAGGGCGAACGTGATGTATTAATGGCTTTTAAGATGTCTGGGCAAAATTTCTCAGTTGAAATATATAGCGATTTCCAATTGGGTTTTGATGGTCTAATCATTAATGATAACGTGGCAAATCCAAATATAATTACAGACATACAGACCAAAATTGCCGACCATTATAAAAATAATATCAAACCAAGAATAGTAAGATTGGTAGATGGGCCGATTAAGGATAAAAATGCCGAGGGGTGGCACGCTATTGACATTTTCGCTAGATGGGTTTAATCTGGTATGCATAAGAGTTTCTTAACTCTTGGAATATTCTCCGCCAAAAATTCAAGCATTTCATACGGCCCAAAATGGTATGCATCTACTTTCCCATGACTATATTTGTGAACTGAGAAGATTTCATCACAACGACGCCACCGGTCATTATAGACATCAATACTACAGCCATCATATTTCCATTCTATTGGATCTGGGATGATTCCAGTCTTTTCATCTGGATCTGGAGTCAATAAATGGCTGGCTGTACTATTTAAGATACCAATGGCGTATTCGTAATCGTTCATATCCATACGTATATAATCATTTATGAGGAGACACCAATGAGCAAAGAGCCACCATTCGCTGGTCCGAAATTCGCGCCGTTAGGCAACAGAATCCTAGCAGAAGTGGTCACCACCAGGGAATCAAAAGGTGGTATTCAACTACCAGATATGGCCAGAGGCGGCTCAAAGGAAGCGATCATCATATCGATGGGCGGCAAAACCAGCAACAATCTCAAGATCGGCGATAAGATCATGTTCTCACGCAGTTTGCCGATCACTGTCGACGAAAAGCAGTATATCATAGTCGTCGAAGACGACGTAGTCGGCGTGTTTGGGAAGTAATCGCCTTATTGCGTGACGTCGAATAATACATTACCATTGACGTTGTCAATAAATCTTACTTGGATTGGAACAGATTTCGTAGTTTGCGCTATGAAGAAGCTATGCGCAGATTGGAAGTTACTCATTGTATATGCGCCACTAGGCACCACAACGTCGACGCGCCTAGTTAAAACTGGTATTGCATTGTCAGTTTCGTATTCAATAATCTGCTCAGTGCCTGCCTTAATATAACCCCCAATGGTTGCGGTGTTTGTCCCAGCACCAGTTGTCTTCACTTCAGCCAATATGTTACCGCCAGCATATTTGCCAAACAAATCGGGTGTTTTTCTCGCACCCGTTGGGATATGCACACACTCATCAATCATGCTAGCTATCTTGACCATCGCTATTCTGGTCAATTCTGGATGGTTGCTACCAGCTGTTAGTTTCCACAATAATGTTGTTGATGCACGCGCATAATTCCTAACATATCTAATTGCGCTTAGAACCGAGCTCAACAATGAGCGATTTGAGATCGCCTCAGCACCAATCTTAGCGACTGGTCTTGATACAAGAGGGATTAAAACAAGCAAGTCAATGAGTTCAGGATCTCTCTCATACCATGTGTATTCAACACTGAGTGTAGCAATATCATAGACGAATCCAGCCGTTCCCATAGAAATAATATCCAACCCGATAGACCCAGCAACTTCTATTGCCATAAATATCATAAATGATTTCTTCTTATCGCTCGATACACCAGAAGTCAGGATATTTATAATGTTGTCCAAATATGAGTCAGCACTAATGGAGCTAACGTTGGCGCGATTATATGACGCTAAGTATGTATTTTGGCCCTTACGATATCCTGTGATCAATTTAATATCGCTACCAGTGCACGATATAGAATAATAGCTTAGATTGGTGGTTTTATCTGACATTACCGATTCTAACGGTATGAAGAATTCTGGAATCTGCCACGTAGAACCGATTAACTTTGTGAACGTAGCAAATGATTCATACCCATAATGTGATGGATGATGCGTGATGAAAGTAAGAGCAATCTGCCCACCACTTACCGTCAAATAAAGATCCGAGATCGGTTCGATGATTGAATTGTCATTGATGAGGGTAGTGGTCCCAGTAGCGTGCGTTGATCCTTCTTCCCAGAAATAAACCAGCGCTCTTGATCCTTCATCGGTATCCCATGCGACATAGAAGCTCGGATCGGAGCCAAGCCCAGATGCAATCCCATAATCATCACGGTTGACTATCGTATCAAGAGTTGTTTTAGGAGCAGCGATATCATTCCAATAGGCCGATACGCTGCTATCGCCCACCCAAGAGTTAACCGATGATTGGAACCACACATTATAATAAGTATTATAACCATCAGAATGATCATATAACTTATATAATATTGCTGTCCTGAATCCAGTTGATCCGCATATCTTTGGTTCAGTCGCATTATAAGTATTTGTGATATTCACATGGCTTGAACAACTCAAATATTCATCACTATATCGGCAAGCTTCAATATAATCAGAACCATTGTCTTCCCAAGCAACCCATGCATTATTATAGCAGTCATTAGCTATGGTTCCATGGCATGTTCCGTCATATTTCGCAATAGTCGTTGACACAGTAGAGGTTCTGGTTATACCTGGTGCTTTAAAGGTAATCTTGAGATAATCAACGCTTTTGTCTTTATACAAAATGAGAACATTTTCACCGTCTTTTGCACGCGCTATGCCATATAAGAACCCGTCCGAACAAATCTTAAAGGTGGTCGTGCTGCTTGTGGTCTTCCTAACATACCAAATCTCTTCGGTCGTTATGTAAGTAGATGGGTTATAGATTGAGTATTGATATGCGACGTGAGTGGTGCCAGAATATGAAGTTACGATTTGTGGACTATTGAAGTAATCATAGTTGCTGCACTGAGCCCACTGATAACCAGCGCCATTTATGCCATCGCCATACCATATCTTCCCCGAATCAAGCCATTTCTGGCTAGCATTAAGCGTGTAGTTAGAACATATCGTTGGATTTGAGACAGAGCAGGTAGGTAAAGTTACTTCGACAGGGAAGGTGCCACTTACCCCATCTGGAACTTTCGCCAATAAATGTCCTCTCGACAACGGAATAACATTGGTACAAGTGCCGTTGCATCTAATCTGGGCGCTGTCATATTGTGGCCCAAATTCTCCGATGACATCGATATATAGCTCCTCTCTACCATCGGAGCTTGAGACATCAGAAATATATGCGGCACCAAGCGTCCCAGGTCCAGGTCCAGGCCCAGGCGTCACAGTCGTTGAGGCGTCATCATTGCTGCAGCCGATGAATACCATCAAAACGGCGCAGATGCAAAGAAGTAGGTTTTTCATTCTTATTCCCTCTAAAGATGGACTCTACCAGGTGCCTCTGTCGGGTGATTGATTTTATTGTATCATCTGACCCGCTTGGTGTCAAGTATTGCTATTCAATCCTTGTTATATGACATCCACAAAAACAAGGCCCTTCTGTCTTGCGACAAAGCTCAATCAAGCTTTCCTTTGCCATCGTCTTATGCGAATCAATGATTAGACCATCCTGTGTCCATGCGCGCACCATTTCAATTGCCTTCTTCTGTCGCTCTACTTGGACACGCAGGTGCTCGCTATCATCTAGTGAATCAGATTTCAGCAAGGCTCTTGCCTTGCAGGGCACACACCATTTCTCCTTGTCAGGTGGGTGCGGGTGATTTTGGTTGTCACACGAATAACCACTATCGCCATACCAATCAACCATCTGACATGACATCCTTGCAGCTCCCTTGATCAGAGCAATAATCTCTTCCATCTTAACCTCACAATCTACAGATAATAAAATACTCAAAAATACAATATGAATCCCGAAGACATAGCTAGACTGATCACCGAAGACCCAGACGCAAGCCCAACTTCACAAGAGTTGGTGGCAGATTTTATTGTAGAGTCCGGAGTCGGCATTATCGAAAAGACCGAATGGCCATATGGGAGCATAATTACTAAATGCGCATGCTAACTCGTGCATGCTAAACTTCCCGAAAGACCCAATATCTCCCAGTTTGGGCTTTGGGGCACCGGCTTTAGCTAATTCAATCAACGCTAATTTTTTGATTTTAACTCTGCTGTGGTAGTTATTAAGCATCGTCCGTTATCCAGTGGTTAAGGGATTATCTCACTCTTCACTTATTTGGGTGCACCCGCAATGGATGCACTGATTGTTATTTCCATCTAGAGAATTGCCACAGTTATGGCACTTGTAGATGTCAGATACTTGAAGAGAAACGAGAGACTTGGAATGGGCCTCGAAAGCCTCGGAAAGGAATTGTATTACCTCCTCGTTAGTGCTCTCTTGCTTCCCAAGATTAATAAATTTACAAACAAGCTGAACATTATCTTTCGTGTATCCCTTAGATGAATCGATTCGATCTACTGATGCAGATTTCAATAAACCATATTTGTGTTCCATTTTCAAGCCAGACAGTGCACAATAACCATCTTGTTTATCCCAAAGCCCGACCAAAAACGTTTTATCTATGTCAAAGGGGTGCAGGGTTTCTCGATCTTTCCCATTAATTCGCCTTCTTGACATTTTCTTCGTTCTGTTTAGTAGTTCTGATATGAAATGTTCTGGGCAGCTCTGCCAGTAGTCATTCGCCCGTGCTCTTATTCTTTTTTGGTTCTTTTTGTAATATTCTTTCTTTTTCTCTAATATTGTCCCACGATTTTTATTATTCCAATCTTTCATATACTCATTGTAGCAATCTATACACAAATTCTTACGTTGTTTGAAACCAACGCCATCTTCTTTCTTAGCACCACATTTAGTACAAATCCCAGTTTGTGGCTTGGTTCCTCTTGCTACAACAACATTTTGACATTTTACACAAATCCATCGCTCAGGATGAAATTCCCTCTTGAGTTCATCACTGCCGCATCTACATTTTTGCGGCTTACTCAGTCCTGCCATAATAATGTCCTTTCAAAAATCCAACATCCTTTAAATACATATAAAAAAAGCCCCAGGCATTTCTACCTGGGGCTTAGGACGTTAGGGACACCGGGTTACAAGTTACTCACAGTAACCACGCCATAATAGAGACCCCCGTCCTCGATCAATTTTTTGCCATAGCGTGTCATTATTCCCTTGTTCGGCGTGAAGCTGTTCGGGTCGAGGACGGTCGGAGTGCTCAGCAGCGGGATGTACGGGGCGTAGAAATACCCGCTGTCCAGAACCGAGTTCCCCTTGAATCCCATGAGGATCTTGCAGTTCGGGAAGAGCGGATCCTTGTACAGGCGCAGCTTGCCCTGAATAGTCCCGGCTGTCGTGATCCCGATGTCGATCCCGTCCATCGCGAGGGCATCGCTGCCCCTGAAGTCGTTCAGCTGCTCGAACTTCGAGGCGATGTCGGCGCTCGTCACCATCCAGTTCGCCGGGCCGCGCAGGGTTGTCCGGTGGATGATGTTCGCCACCTCCAGGACCTTGTAGAGCAGCGCGATGTTGCGGTCCGTGAAGTTAACCGAGGCCCCAGCCGCCGTCGCGAAGTTGTGCTGAGCCCGGATCGCGGCAGCGATGATGAGGTCGTTGATGATTTCGCGGTCGATCTCGGCCACCATTTCATCGGCCATGAGATCGGTGAGGGTGCTCTCGGCATCGATGTTGTGAACTGACTTGAGGTCCTGAGCGGCCTCGAGGCTCCAGGACGTCTTCAGCTTGCGGGTGACGGCGGCGACCGAGTCGCTGTCGATGCTCATCGTCACTTCGGGCTGGAACGGGTTGTTCTCGAGGTCGTACTCGTAGTCGGCCCTAGCCACTGCACCAGCAGGAAGGCTGCCGCTTGCGAGGGTGACCGTTACCTGGCCATTGGAGTGATCGAACTTGGTAGCGCCAGAGGTCGACTCGTCCACCTCGATGTCGGACGTCTCGCCGACAAGAATGGTGTCTGGGTGACCATCGGCATCGAAGGACACCTGCAGGATCGGGGTCGGGGTCTCGCAGTCCTCAGCCATGCTGGCAGCCGTGAACACGTTGACCACAACCGTCCCAGCCAGGATCGGCTTGTGCACTAGGGTGCCGGTGACGACCGTGCCACCAGCGCCAATCGTGATGTCCTCGTCCTTAACCACCTGAGAGGTGTAATAAGGATCGAGAGCCCACGCGTTCTGGCGGGCGAACTGCTGAGCGGTGTTCTGACGCATGATCTGCGTCCCGGCTACCGTCTGCCCCTTGTTCATTGCATAACGATAGCGGATGTAGAAAATGAGGCTCGCGGGCTGGCTCATGGGTTGAACGCCCACGAGGTTGTCCGCGATGAGGCGCGGGTAAGACTTGCGAATCAGCGGCAGGGCGAACCTGGTGAAGTCCGCGATGTCGCCAGTGGTGGTCGCGTCCTCGAGGAGGACGTTCCGATTCTTCGGATCCCATGCATTGAGCTGGTTCTCAAGCAGGGCGGCCATCAGGCCATACTTCTGGGGACCAATTTCCTTGCACTTGCGAAGGACTGGAGCCCAGCGGTTGACCGTCTTGTTCTTCTTAGACTCACGCTGTAGGATAGCTTCCCTTTCTTCGGTAAGCATCCTGCCGCGACCACGACCGCTTTCAACCATATGCATCGCTAAATCTCCTAAAGCCGTACTAAGGCATTAGCCTATTCCGGCATTTCGCCTGCGATCTTGCCAATGTCCGGAGACCCATCGGGTGTACGGGTCTTCACCGGAACCTCAGACTCAATGAGGGTCCTTCGAGTGGACTTGGGCTTCTCGGCTAGTGTGCGGCCAGCGTCGAGACGCTCAATTGGTTTCGCGGAAGGCTTGGCCTCAACGATGGCTTTGCCCTTGTTGACCCCTTCCGTCTTAACTCCCTTCATGTGTTTACCGCACGTCTTACAATTCGCGCCTTCTGCCACCGGCTTGGCACACTCACATACCTCGCCACTGCCACTGCCCTCAGAGATACCAGCTACCTTGAGCTTTCCCTCAAGAAGCTGATTACGCTGAAGAACCTTGACGGCGATCGAGTTTGAGCGGTTTGCCTTGCTGACGGCACGATCGCGCTCTTCCTTGATCGTGACCAGAGCTTTACCGAGCCTGTCCGCTTTCTTCGAAAGAGCAGCGAGTTCCCGACTAGGTGCTCCGCCCTCAACATTGATGCCCTCAAGCAGACACTTGGTCTTCTTGAGGAGGGCGGTAGCTTCGGTATCTTCTGCTACCCTCTGCTTCGTCATGGACTGCTCGATTGCCCTGGCCTTACTTTCAAGGAAGACACCGATCTTCCTGGCGAGATTGACTTTCTCCCGAGCTACTTCCTCGATGCAGACTTGCTTGGCCTTGCCAAGCTTCGTCTGGAATTCTTTATCGTATTGTTCCTTTAGACTCTTGGAATAGCGTTCCATTTCCTCGCAAATTGACTTTGCGAGTTCCGGCGAGGCGCCGATCTTCTCGAGGAGCTCTTTCATCTTATCCATTTCTACCTCTCCAATCAAACCTATCATAGGTTTGCTTGAAGTTTAACTTTCGTAATTAATTTTTGCTCGGAGATGCATTCTTTTCATGGACATAATCAATTATGCAATGAACAAGACTAAATTGGTGCCTAACCTAATTGACTGGGAATCATTTTCAGAGAAGGTGCCACCAATAAGTTCAACTGTTGTCATTTATTGTATTAAATGTCTATGCAAGATGACAATGACGATCGACGCAATCTACAGAAATGCGTTGAAGAAGAAATCAGTGATATGCATGAGCTGCCTGGTAAAGGAAGCACTAGCTAAACCGGAGACGGCTGAGAAAATAAAAGCTGATGCTAAGAAAAAGAAGAATAGCAAGAAATTTCACAAGGCATTGTCAAATGGGCAGATTAAAAGATTCTTGGATGATAAAGCTAGGAAGAATATGTCGCTATCGCTAATAAAATATTGGAAAACGCATAATCTCAAAGATATTTAGTGGAACCCAAGATATCACCGATTGAATCTCTAGTCGGTATAGTAGTACCAGAAGAAGAGCAGCCGGTTCCTATCGTATATGCAGTTCAATGGAATAATAATTACACAAGCGTCGAAGCATTCGTAAAAATGTCATTACTATCTGATGGTTTAAGAAAGGCAATACTTTGCGAACTTGGCATCAATTTCATGTACATTTCGTCGAAATTGAATACGAAGAAAGGTAGAAGAATATATTAACGAACGTTGGATTCCCGATAGTTATCCTCTATGTCTGTGTGATGTTGATCGTCGATTGACCATTCAACTGCCGCTATTAGATTATCAAAGAACTTTGGGTCAGCCATGCTAATAGTTTCTGAAAGATCCTCATTGTGAATGCCTATTACGCCTGGCTCTGGGTTGTCTATCGCTATTGGTGAAACTTTCTGCATTGGCTTGGTTCCAGAAACAATCGCTCCTCTTGACACCATGATATATGAATAATTACCATCCAATAATCTAACACCTATATCAATTAAATATCCATGCTCCTCTAGATATTCTTTCACTATTGATAAAGCAGTTGGCTCCGCTTCGTCTTCCATCAAATTGGCAATATTCTTCGGATCAAACGACTCAGCGTATGGGTTACCCATAATGTCGAAATTAACCACAGGAGCAGATAGATCAAACGCTAATACAGCATCGATAAACTCTTGCGGTGGCTTATATTGATGCTCAACCACATAATGGGCAACCATGTCTGGAAAATAATATTTCTTGCCACTATTTGGATCTTTAATTTGAATCGTTTTTGAACTCCAAGCATCACCACATATCGGACAATCATGGTGCCCCATGAAACGTTCATAAATATATTTCTTAGATGTGCAAATCTCATCAATCTTAGATTTAAAATTACTAGAAGTTTCACCTAACGTTGGTTCTGCGGTTGGTGGGTCAAGCCACCCAATATAAAAGACATTCTTATATGGTTCTAATACGCTATCGTCACCAGTTTCTGCAGCATATTTCTGAGCCAATCTTCCAGCTGCAGACGCCACTTCTGTCATATCTGGATAATACATCTTGCATTATCTTTGAATACGCATCGGGCCAGGCACATGCCTGGCCCGATGGAACTTGATTAGAATGGCTTTCCCCCTTTTTCCTTGTCCTCTTCTCCTTCTTCGCTCTCTTCCTCTTCGCCCTCTTCTCCTTCTTCGCTCTCTTCCTCTTCGCCCTCTTCTCCTTCTTCGCCCTCATCCTTCAATTCTTCTGGTAGGCCATCAGGCATTCCGTCTTCTCCCTCTTCCCCACCTTCTGCCCCATCTAGCCCTTCTGGCATCTCATCTTCGAGTGCCTTATCAATCATCGCTTTTGCGCCATCGTCAGCCTTTACTTTCAGAGCATTGAAGATCTTCATTACTTCATCTTTAGTGATGAGATCCTCGTCTACTTCTTCGATTTCTTCGATTTCTTCGGTATCTTCTGGCTTGGTTTCTAGCTCATCGCCAGATTCTTCGCCCTCTTGATCATCCAAACCCGCCTCTGGCGACGGAACTGCACCCTTGAACCCAGGAGGACCAACAATATTATCTTCACCGGCATTTGGAGGCATTGGCTGCTCCATCAGAGGCTGCAGCACCCCCATTTGCGTGGCGAGTTTCATATTATCATCGCCAATCCTGTCTTTCCACTCACCCTCGGTCAGAATGCGGTTGCCAGACGCAACCTCACAAAGCCGCGCCATACGTCTGGTATAGCGACCCTTGGCTGACTCTGTGATGATTTTAAATTTCTTATCCAATGATCTATCCTCCATCTTAGCGGTATCTTGTTCTTCAGAATCTGCTTTAGTTGGTTTGCATCTTGAATGCGATCTTGTCGCCGCAGTCTTGCCGGATTGTTTTGGTTCTTCAGAGTGTCCATTAACATAATTTGGGCAATCTGGAGTTTTACATCCCTTCCCGCCATCATCTCCGCCGCACATACACATCTTCTTACCAGACGGGCTTACTTCAGACATTGGTTCGCCGCCCTTAGCTGCTCGCCCAGCTGGCTCCGCATTAGCTTTCCCCTTGTACTTGCCTGCCGGAAAGCATTTTAGGCATTTCTGACCAGCTGTAGTATTGCCACCACATTTTTGACAAGTTGTGGTATCACCACCAGAAACCTTAAGATTACGCACTTTGGCGTCTATTGTCTCAACCAACCGGTCGCCATTCAGTCCCTCAGGAGCAGTTATCTTCCTTCTTGCTAATTCATTCTCAGCGCATTTAATAAGATCGAATTCCGTCGAGGCATCCTCAGCCACCATGTTTCCGCCAATATCAAACGTGTACGATTCCGATTTGGTAGAATATGCCTTTTTGGCAGCAACTGGATCCTGCTTTATAATTTTAAGCAAATTAATTACTCTATCTAATTCATCTGGGGTAAGATTCTTAATCGCTATTTCGTAAATCTTTTGGACATCATCGACTAATGGCGTCTTATCTGCCTTGTGCGGTCTTGGTAGATCAACTGTAGTCTTGCCTGACTGTTCTTTCTTTTCAATATCCGACCTTAACGATGGATAAGCCAGCTTAAACAAATCCTTAGTTCTCTGGTTTAATTCCTCATCTGATTCGACAATAGCGTCGAACGCATCACCAACATGATTGATGAGAATGCTGCGGAACTCCTCGAATGCTTCCTTAGTCGTCTTTTTCTTCGGAAGCTCCCCAGGAGTTTCACAAAACTTCCTAAGCTGTGCGGATGTCATCTTGGCCATCTGCTTTGAGGACCCCCTAAGCTTCTTAAGCTTTCCGGGGTGGCCCTTTGCTGCTTTAGCCGCACATGCAGCTTTTTTTTGTGCGTCTGATACAGATGGCATACTATCCTCTTAGATTCTTCTTAAATTCATCAAGCAGCATTGCTTCGGCTTCCTCGCGCACTTTCTTGGGAGCCGTCTTGCGCAGCTGTTTGAGTAATTTCTCGCGACTCTCTCTAATGCTGAGATATGAACCTTGGACGCTCGGCTCAGCAACCACATCAAACGTCACAAGGGTGAATCCAGGCATCACCTTATAATATTCATTACCTTCGTGAATCGTAGTCTCCATATCGCCGACGCCACGCGAAGAGATCCCTAGTTGGACTTTAGATTCTATGAGCGCCGAAGCAATTGCACCCATTGGAGTCTTCTGAATTACTTCGAGCTCACCATAACAAACCTTCCCCTCAAGCCACAATCCGGTAATAAGATGCGATACTCTATCAAGATGGATCTTGGCATCTGGTGGGTGATCGAATTCACCCATCACTCGCCTAGCTTTGATATCCTCTTGGATCTCTTCTATCGCGTTTTTTAGGACCTCAAACGGATAGATGCGCCCATTGGCATTTGGTTTATCGCCAGCTTGGAATTGGCCACCAAGTTTCAATACTATTACCGGGCCTGAACCTTTCTGTTCAGTGACAGATTGCTTGATCGTCTTAAGGGTCATATAGGTGTCAACCAGCAGCTGATGACACCCAATATTACCAGTGGTCATCGCCGTTAAACGGCTAGCACACCCACCAGAGCATTTCTTACAGATCATGCTGACCTTCTATGCTTTGGGTTTCGTGGTCTTGGCTGGTGGAGGCGTTTCCTCTGCCTCTGCGCCCTCTGCGCTCTCTGCGCTCTCTGCGCCCTCTACGCCCTCTACGCCCTCTACGCCCTCTGCACCACTCTCTACCCCAGCACCTTCTCCACCTGCCTCACCTTCAGCGCTCTCACCACCTAATGGTGATATCTCTGGTGCTTCGCCTGACGCCTCTGGTGTCTCACCTGCCCCAGCCTCTATCTCGCCCCCAATTTCAGCTCCAGCCAATGCTGGAACATCAGCGCCGCCTATTGCCTGGATGCCAGGTAGTGCACCCCCGCCACCCTTTTCCATAGCACCAACGATCGCATTGATGACTTGATCAATGCTTTCATTATCAGCGTGTATAATTAGAGCGCCTTCCGAAAGCTTATTACCCTTCTTGGCTGCTTCCTTCTCATTCAAGGAAGTTCTCTTGAACCCGATCGGCTTAATCCCCTTGGTTGGGCCTTTGTATTGGGCCTCTCCAAGTGGTCCGTCGATCGGCTCTTCAGGCTCAATTCCTACCCTCTCAGGATGCTCTTCGTCATCAATATTGTGGATTTGAGATACTTCTTCGGGATCGGACACAGATTCAAGTGTACCTAGGCAATCGGGGTCTGGACATGCATCACCATGCACCCCGATAGTTTCAGCGCCGCACACGTTGCACAAGCAGCGTTCCCCACCCTCAAGATCGCCCTCCCCTCTGATCTCGCCCATCCGCCTCGAGATTGATTCTGGCTCTTCTAGTCTCTCTGGGCCATATGGATCGTAATCGAACGGCCCTTCATCCTCAAGATCATCAAATCTCTCATTTATCATAGCAAGTGACTTCTTGAGAGATTCATTCTTGACAGCAGCCGACTTCAGATTACTGATCGCCTCGACTACAACTGCCTTGCTGAACTCGTTATATCTAGGCATGAATGGCTTAAGGGTTGCCCAGAAATTCTTATCTTCCTTAATCGGAGGTTTGCCCTTATCCTCGCCCTTGTCCTCGCCCTTATCCTCGCCCTTGTCCTCGCCCTTGTCCTCGCCCTTGTCCTCGCCCTTGCCCTTCTTAGCAAACATCGCCTTAACATTTTGTGGCATTGCGCCTTCAGTCTTTATTGGTGGCGCGGCCTTCACAGCCTTCTTACCACTAGCAACGCCACCCTTAATATCTGGAGATGCAGGCGTCAGTTTATCGCCCTGGTCACCAGATTTAAGTTCTGCGGCAAGTTTGGCGGTAAGATCGTCAATCCACTTACCTTTATATTGCTTACCGGTTCCAGGCTGTACGCTCTCAGGCTTCCCAACGCTCTCGGCAACACCCTTCCCCTTCGGGCGATCCATCTGAGCCCCGCCAGTCTTCGGCTTCTCAAGCTCAGTTCCCTTATTGGGTTTTAGGTCAGGGGATGGCGATACACTCTTATTAGGTAATCCCTTACCGGTAGGCTTCCCAGCGCCCTCACCCTTGCCAGAACCAGAGAAGTCAGCCTCTCCAGAAGACTTATCAGCAAGGCCCTTGCCCTTCGGAGAATCCATCTTGTAGTCACCACCGGCAGCCTTGCCCTTACCGGCATACCCTGGCTCCTTGCCAGACTTATCAGCAAGGCCCTTGCCCTTCGGCGAATCCATGCTCGCCGCACCGTATTCTTCGTTAATCTCAACTACCTGCAACCCGACGTCTAAACCAGCGTATGGATCATCGGAAATTTCTTCCTCTTCGATAACGTCATCGCCAGTCTTGACCATCGTCTCGCGAAGCAGTTCAAACTCATGACGGAGATCGTCGGCGCCTATCTCCTCGCATCTCCTGATGTATCTTGTGAACTGGCCATTGCAATCATCGAAGCCATCTTCTTCGAGGAAGATATGCCCCTCTGTCTTCCATCCCTCCAGTTCGCCCTGAAGTTGGACCATATTCATTTCTTCGATCATTGTGGCATGCTCGACCGATTCCCCGATTTTAGGAGGCTTCGGCACTTTTGGTGCTTCCTCCTCTTCCTCACCCTCTTCTGGCGGTAATTCTAGGCCAGGTTCCCCAGCAGGTGCGGCTGGTGCGGCTGGTGCGGCTGGTGCGGCTGGCGCAGTTGGCTTCGGTGGGGCTCCAGGAATCGGCTTAGCCTCACCCTCCGGCCCCTCAGCGATCGAGGCCGGATCATTGTCGGACTTCTCAGTGAAGTTATCGAGCCCAGGAGCGGAAATTCTCTCGATTATGCTCGTCCCAACAGACGCTAGAAGTTTCTTAGCTTCCTCAACGATATCGTCGGACGGTTCCGGCTCGCGTAGTTCAGCCGTAATCTTCTGACATTGCTTGGCAATGTCTTCCTTACCCTCTAACTTCCTTAGAACGGATTCGACAAATTCCAATGTTGCTAGAAGCGACTTCGCCTCAGTTACCTTCCTACCCATTCCTTCGTCAAGGGTTCTGGCGAGGAAGATATCATAGTCGCCTGGGAAGTCACCAGAAGATTCAAGAAGCTTGACGCCGTGCATCAGTTCGGCGTTCTCAGCTTTAACAGCGGTCTTCGACCACGCGTCGATAATATCTTCCTTGTTCACCCTAGCGTTGACACGATGAAATAGCGTCGCAACATCCTCTGCCAAGAGAGAGTTAAATTCGCCATTGGCAGCTAGAGCATTTTCGATCAAGGTGACGAACCCATCGCCAGTCAGCATACTAAATTCCTGCTCTTCCTTCAGGAATTTGGCAGAAAGCTGGATGGCTTCCTTAATATTGCCCTTAGAAACTAGTCCAGCGACGTTCTTAGCTAGTTTCTGGAATGTTCCGGATTCCCAAGCGCTCTCAGCAACCGACTTCATGTGCTTGGCGATAATCTGACGCTTGTCCATCTCATTGATAGGAATATCAAACTTAAGCTGCGACTCGGGGAATTCACCCTTGATGACTTTGCCGGTTTCGTCTAATTCGACAAAATCAGACACCGCTTCGCAGAATGCTTCAGCAATAGCTGGAATATCGATCTTATTGTCGTCTTCGATAGTGATATGATGAGCCATGCTATCTCTAGTTGTGACCCATCCGCTCTCGGGGATAACCGATGGGCGGAAACGCTGCATTTCAATGGTGCGGAAGACTTGATCTGCACCCTTGAAATCATCAGCCGATAACGATTCAACGAGGGCACAACAATGCTTGTCGAATGATTCTGGTTTCTGTTCTTCGACAACTTTAATCGGCCTCACGTTGGTAATCGCGATCCGATTGTGCTGAGCTCTACTGATGTCAGCGTGATAATATGCATTATCTCCGACATCTTCAAAGATCAGCGAATTAGCTTCAAGAGAGGTTAATTTATAATCTCTCTTAGCTTCCTTACCGATCTTCTTAACAATGTCTTCGAAGAACGCAACCTTGGATTGAGCCGACGAGTTGATTGCACGCAGAAACTTCCTTGCGTCCATAATGAAGGCCGCAGGAGTCATGTTCTGACCAGTGCTTGACATCTCTCTATCTCCTATACTAATTAGAATTTTCTATGTCTATATTTGCTGGAATTTCACCATCTGATTCGAGTGATTCGGGTTGTGTTGATTTTAGTAACTTTTCCATCTGGTTTTTAGCATCAATTGCGTCCCCATCTCCTCTATTGATAGCACTCTCGATTAATATGATTTCTTGTTTATTACTGTTAGTTTTAGATAATCCATCAAGTTCCCCAGAATTCAGTAGATACTCAAATCCAGAATGTAATTTATCATTGCTCTTATGGTTAATTGCCTCTGATATTTCAACCTTTTTGATTGGCTTAGATTTGTTTACTTCCTCGTTCAAAACTCTTTCAAGCTCATAATCATACCCCTCAAGTGGCGGCAGGCCCGGTGGACCAGCACCTTCTCCACCCTCACCGGCACCTTCTCCGCCTTCTTCACCTGGGATTGGCGGACCGGCTTCCTTACCACCAGGCATTGGCAATGGTGGTAATCCTCCGCCACCCCCACCCAGCCCTCCGCCACCCCCACCCAGCCCTCCGCCACCCCCACCACCCTTACCACCCTCAGCAGCACCACCCTCAGCAGCCGCTTTTTCTTTTTCCTTCTTTATTTGCTTGATTTCATCGTCTGTCATATCAGTGAATCGTTTCAGTATCCATTCGTCAGGAAACATATCTGTTCCCTTTAAGGCGTCAATAACATCGGCCCTAGATGACCAAGTCTCGATGCGATATAGTTCATCTATAGCAGAACTTGCTGTCATATGCAGCGAGAAACTCTTAAGGTCCTTCTCTGTATATCCTCTAAGGGCAAGATGAATTATGGCAATTTTTTTAAGCCCCATAACTACTTCGCGCTGAATCCATTGCACCGCCTTGGCAAATTCAGGTGCTACGTGAGACAGCGATTTTGATTCATTATCAGATGGTTCACCAATACCAACCCTACTAAATGGAATCTTAAGCCCAGCTATCATCTTCTTCTTGAAATATTCTATGTCTGCAATCTGGTCAAGGTTCTCGGCGCCTGGCAGAGTCTCGACCTTTGGCCCTGAACCATCTGGTCTTTGCGGCAGCCAGAAATCATCTTCTTGGATTAGAGGGTGCCATCTCTCGTTAATATCGCCGGTCGCTGGATCAAAGAATCTCTTCTTTTTGAACCTTGACGCGATCTTCTCAATGTAGTTCGGAACTTCATGCGTTGGAATGTGCCCGACAGGTATTGTAAACACGCGCTTTTCTGGAGCACGAGTTAGACGATATATAATTGCCGCGTCTTCCATCAACCTCAATTGCTTAAAATGCTTTCTTGCGCCGTTAAGCAGCGATCTTCCGTATGGGTGGAATATATTCTCATATGAAGTCAACCTCATATGGGCTACTTGCCACGGGTGAAAGAATTCTGGATTTCTAATAATCTCATCTTGGTAAAAGAAGCCAATCAAATCACCATATTTGGTCTCTATTCTTGTAAAGTTGTACACATTCATAAACCGCAAACTGGCCACACCATCGCGGTTCTTGGTCGGAACTATTTCAGTTGGAAAATCACCATATTTGCATAGATACCTAATCATTGGACGCAATACATTGTCCAACGATAAAGTTTCATATAGAAGATCTTCGATCTCATCTTTGATAATTTTGGCATCGGCCTTGACCATTATTGAGTGTTTTAATTCAGGATCGATTAACGATGCTTCGTCTGCGTACAGATCTAATGCTAGAGTAATTTCACCAACTTCATCCATTTGATCATAGTCTTTGTAGCGCTCCAAACGATTAATGTGTAGGTTAGTTTGCTCAAGTAGCGCATGTTGTGACCCAAGATTGATAAAGTCGCCAGACGCAATAAGCTTATCAATAGACGACTGGTCAGTGAATAAACGATCGCCACGATGGACGTTTATTCTTTTAAAAAAGGCTGATAGTCTATCAAATAATTGAAAGCTCATTGGTCGATCTCTAATTTGTACTTCTTCAACGGTGGAGAATTGACTCTTTTATAATTAAATTTTGTGGCAAATTCATTTTCATTCATATGCATCGCTTTGGCTTGATTATATAATGTCTTCTTATGCATTTTCCATCCTTCACCGTTTACATAAAAATATGATGGTTTGGTATCACCAGCGAATTTCCAATTCGCAGCCTTATATATTGTTCCATAATGACCAGCGCTAGGATCGGCATAACTAACAATTGATTTGGTGCCATGTGGCACGAAATTAATTAACTTAGATAAGAAAAATGACCCAAGATTATGATTGTGTACGAACGACGATATGGCAAACCTAGTAAGTTCTAACATCTCAGATTTTTCAAGCCCGTCTGACACGTACATTTCTCTCCTGGTTGGGTGTGCCATAATTGCTCCGCACACCATTTCGTCGTCAATATATCCGCCAATGCACGTTCCAGACCTACCCATCCCTCCAAGATAATGATAATTACTCATAAACCTACGCATGTCATCAATATCGGCGATTTTAAACTCAATATCACATAAATTAATATGCCTTCTCTGTGGTTCTCTACCAACCCACATCGCCACTAATGTCTTAAGTCTATCAACATCAGATAGTTGATTTTCCCAGATAGTCTTGAGCTCAAAATCATTAAGATTATCAATATATGATGACTTCGCCGCATCCTTACGCATAACATATGGCCTAGTATGCCAATAATTACCATTAATTTCTATTAAAAGCTTCGGACGAGCAATTCGTTCGATTATGTAGTCGAACGTATATGGCCCAACAACATAATTTGTATCAAATGCGATTCCTAAATCTAATAAAATGGTATCAAACTTAATCTCAGTTTTAGGTCTTGATACCAATTGGTTAGCTAAAGAAATAGCATGTTTCGATCTATAAACTGGGTCACTCCACGCTTTAATTGCTGCGTCGGAGCATTTCGATCTACTTTCGACAGTGTTAACTGCATTGTGGTGTTTTGATTTAAACCCTTGATCATTCCACAGATCCAAGCTCGACTTAGACCTAACAGATTTATAAGAATCATCCTTCCACTGCTCCGTTGTGCTTTTTGATAACTTAGCTCTTACTTCTTCTCTTCCACCAACACATCTTGAGCATTGCCAGCTTTGCTGGTTATTATTTATTTTAGACTTGACTCTTATCGTAATTACATGAGGTTCATTACAATTATCGCATCTACATATGACTTTTGGTCTATATAAATTAAGGCACTCAGTTCCATGCCCCAATTCTCTAGATGTAGCTGTCCAATCTATCATTTCTTGAGCGATTGCAATTTATATTTTTTAAATTTAACAGTCTCAATGTTATTTTTGGTCTTAGTATCTATCATAATACCGCCAAGCTGGTGTTGAAATTTGACAACCTCAGCGTCAATACTACACCTGCCGGTTTCATATTCGCTATTTACACTAATCGGAGCCATAATATTCTTATCACCTAACATAGGAAGAATATCTTCTGAACTATCAACAACAGTCATTGGAACGTCAACATTGTGGAACGGCAAAAGATTGTGGCTTCCAATTCTAATCGCGTCAGTTATACCAATGAATGCCAGACCCACCGAAATTATTAGGTCATCATTATTACCAACTCCTGGTTCTGCACCAGTCTTGTTTCCGCTTAACTGAACATATATCAATGCCTCTTTATATAGCCTTCCCGAATATATAGCATAACCATTTTCTCCAAGCCCATCGATCAACGACTTGTTCAGCACATGCTTACTCTGGCCTGTGGTTGAGAATCCAAGGAATCCAGCTTTAATCTTAAGATCTGCCCTTTTCCTGCGGCTTCTATAGACGTTCGGATACGCTAAATCTTCAAACAACTCCTGGCATGTGGCCCTACCTATACCAGTGTTTTCGACAACAGCACACGCATTATTGTACCATCTACCAACGTAATCAATCATCTTGGCGAACACTTTTGGCCTAACCTTGATTTTAAGTTCTGCTACTTGTTCACCTTCGCTAATATCGAATACTTCGATCGCACTATAGTCATCACCCTCACCAGTTGCAACGTCGCACCCCATTATATATTGATGCGGAGATTCTTCATAAACTTTCCCGTCCTCACCTTCCCTCTCTCCTCCCTTCTCTGGCGTCTTCCAAATCCACAAATCATTCCTAAAATCAAGTACCTCTCTTTCGGATGTCGTTGGGTTCACATAATCAATCACGCCGACTGTCTTGTAATTCTTGCCTTCTCTAGCAACTGTGCTACTAATAATTGCAAGAGTCTGCCTAGATAGAATTGTATGCCCTGTGCCGACAAATTCGGCCAAAACTTCTTGTCTAAACTTAGCGTCATCACCTTTTTCTGTAAGGTTTCTATACTCTCCTTCGAGCCATGGGCTCCAATAAGGGCCATATTTTTCAATCTCTTCAGATGTCTTGCACGGCCTAATTTCTTTTGTTGGACAGATTTCGATTTGGGATCTAGCCAATTCATCTCTATACTTTATTGACCATGTCATATCCCACCAATTAATGACAATAGGATTAAAGTCATTTTGACCAGCTTCAGCGTCAGTCCAGAATCTCCAATACCAATTTCCTAAGCCCTTAACAGTTGAAATAACAATAGCCGATCCGCCGTGAACCATTGTCGGCCAGCCGCCGCTCCACATATCATCCATGTGAGGCATAAATGCCGCTTCGTCAATAATATTGAGTGATGAAGCGTGCGAGCGTAATGTGTCGGGGCTTGATGTAAGGCTGGAAACTCTAGACCCATTATTAAATCCAAGTTCATGCTCGTTTCTAATCCCACCAACATCAGCTGAGTCTTTCCATACATCGTGGAACCATGATGGCAACTGATCATATACGAATTTGACGTTCTTCTTTAGGAAATTCTTAGCATCAGTATCTCTCTTGGAAACTATTAAAACTGTCTTATTGTTGAAAAACATTGCATACCATAGCGCAAATGCACCAGCTAAGGTAGATATACCACATTGTCTTGTTTTTCTGTAGATCGAAAATCTATGACTTAGGAATGCCGCTAAACTTCTTCTTTGGTAATCAAATAGTTTAAATGGTATAATACCGGCCTTGGGATGCTCTACTTTACAGAAATTCTCAATCCAGAATGCAGGATTCTTCTGGCATTTCCTAATAAGCTGCTCAAGTTGTTTTGGGTTTATCGCCATCGGCATCCTCGTCGAGCAGGCTCGATAGGTCTATAATCGTAGATGATGACTGGAATATATTAGTGTTCTTGGTGGCGCCAACCAATCTAGCAAATGAATCTAATAATTTAATTATGCTGGCGTTGGCCTCCGCTTTGGTGCGCAGAGCTGATACCAAACCCATTACTATGTGTTCCTGCGGTTTGCTATTCTGGTTGAATAAATCCTTAAGAGATGCTATCGTCTCCTCTATCTCATCCCTATCTGAGCCAAAATTATCAAGAATCCTGTCGGCTATGTCGTTGAATTTCTTGAATGTATGTTTTAGATCAACTACAGCTTCCTCCTTGATCGGCAGTTTCTCCTGAATAGGCTGCGCGGCAGGCAATTTACTAACATCAACATCAGCGCTTGGTAGGGGATCAGCCGCTTGTGCCAATAATTTTGTTAGTTCGGGATCAATATTGTCTACGTTGGTTGGCTTGCTTTCTGGTTTATCTGTTCTCTTATCTTCTTTGTCTCTTGTCTCATCCATTCTACGTGCTCCACTATAGCGGTAGACTCTTCCTTTCTCCTCTCACCCAAAGCCTTCGTGGCTTTTTCAATAGCGACATTGATTTTGTCTAGATGATCTGACAATTCGGATCTGGTGACCATTCTTTCAAGTATCTTTCCGATGGTCTCCAAACCATCGGCATCAACTACACCAAGACCATTGAACTTGTCATCGAATATCAATTTCGTCACAACAATAGCTTGCTCAGCCATGCGTTCAAAATGCATTTTGGTAGCTTTGGCGCGCTGAATTGGCCTCTTGGCCTTTCTTTCCTTATATCTCTGATCTTCCTTGCTCTTATCCCTCTTTGGTCTTCCTCTGAGTCCTGGACCTGGAACGCGCATTGGTACTTCGCCGTCTTTGTCACCCTTCTTTTGGTGCTTAGATCCAAGAGTGGTCCTAGTTTCAAGAGATGGTTGGTTGTCATGCGATAATAATGACATCCCCTCAGCTACCGCATGCTCAGTTGTCTTAACAACCTCCTTTGATCCTTCATCAATCATCGACGGTGTAATTGTTAAACTTCTTAATATTGTATCGTCATAGACGGCCTTGACGGCAAATACCGCACCGTGATATTTAACTGGCACCGAGATTGCCTTTTCAGCTAACTCATGATCATCAGATAATGCCGATGCATCCACAATAACAAATTTATTGCTTGGAGCGGTAAACTCTTCTTCAAAATCTTCCGGTTCTTCGTGTTTGCTAGTTTTATCGGGTTCATCAGTCTTATTAGATTCGTCAGATTCATTTTTAACCTTGCTAAGATCAAATTTATCAACTAACATTGCTGATGTTCTTAAGTGGCAGATCGGCACATTTATCTTAACGGTACCAATTGCCTTATTTGAATCCGGTGAAATCCCATCTATCGTCACTGAACCATCAGGGCCACTACGGAACCACATCTCAATTCCATCAGTTTTAATGACTACCTTCTGTTGGCCGTGAAGGTCTGTTTTCTCCTCAATGTTGGTCACATTTACATGATATGCATCCTTCAACTGATCTTTTACCATTGTGGCGAATTCTAATAAATTGCTTTTATCTGGCATCGTATTCATCCTCTTCGAAGGTTACGTGAGACTTAGTTATTCTGCCATCCTCTTCTTTTATATCCTTTTCTTCTGATATTGGTGCGTCTGTAAACTCGAAGCTCCTCAGCCTTATTGTTCTCAAAAATGATGATATTTTAGACCTCGATTTGCCGGAAGCCTTAACTAACTTTCCAATTAATCCTTCATGTGGCTTCTGGTCAACATCGTACAACTTCCCGAGTGATCCCAAGATATCAAGATACTCCCTATTATGTTTGCATACTTCTCTAGCCTCATCAACAAACCTCCTTAGGATGACGCTGCGTTGTAGTGATTTAGTATCAAGATGCTTCTTATAAGACTTGTAATTTTTCTTGTCTCTCATCTCCTTCTTAATATGGGCCAACATTACTGTCTTGGCCACTTGACTCCACATGTTGAAGACTTTGGTGTGGCCTTGAGATGAATCAAATTTGTATAAAGTTGATTCTATCTGAACCCACGCAACTTGGAATAAATCATTAAATGAAGCGTCATCGGCCCCAGGATAAATGTTGTGGAAATTATGGGTTCTAATAATCTGTCTAATCAGTTCTGATGCATGACTCATTATCTCGTCGCGCTTCTTAACATCTATACATCCATCATTGACATATACTATTAAAAGTTGCTCAACTTTATGATTATCAAAATAGTATCCCTTGCGTTCTGCTTCTGTGCTAGGATCATCATCTGGTTCAATTACCTCTATAACAGCCACTTCCTCAAGATCATTCACCTTGAGCTCACATTCAACGGCCCTAAGCTCTTCCGTCAATCTGAGTTTTTTCTTCGGCTTGTCTTTGGCTATCATAATATATAATATATTTCAATGATAATATATTTACTCTTAGAAGTGTATTATAAAGAGGACTTTTGAGGCGGGCGTCTAAATCTAGAATGTACGAATTGCTTTCCGTCTATAATGCCAGACTTGAATATAATTGTAGATGGATATCCCATATCGATTAGTGCTTTGAGTTGCTCCCTTCCATGCCTATAAAGATAAAAATTATTTAAAAACAAAAAACTAAATACTCTTGCCCATCCCTTGCTATTGTTGCGGACTGACCTTCCTAGCTTTTGGTCAAACTCAGACCATAATTTCCCACCACCTATGATGATTAGATTCTCCACACCACCATTTAAATCAAGCCCTCTCTTAATTATTCTACCGCCAATTAAACATTTAAGTTTTCTACTTTCAAATGACTTTATGCAATCTTTGCGGGATACTTTGCCAGTCTTGCCATATATAAATACCGAATTTGGTATCGTATGCTCAAGAGCCACACCAAGATCTTCAATATTACTAGTATCGAGAAGTATAAGTGTCCCATCATCTGGAAAGGCTTGTACTATTTGTAAGACTTTCTTGTGAAAGTCAGTATTATCTATTATTGTTTCTCTTTCTGCAATATCAAATGCCGTTTTATCTTGTGGATCACCGTTCTCACCGCACGCAAACATATAAAATTTAATTGGTATAATTCTTCCTATTTTCTCAAGTTCTCTTCTATCGGCCTGACTAATAATCGAACCCAAATGCTCTCTCAAAATGAGAGATTCCACGAGCTTCTTTTTATCAAATGGTGTTCCACTAAATCCATATTTTCTCCTTCCATTGAAATAGAATTTAAATAGCATGCGATATTGCTTACTAACTGCTTTATCGCATTCATCAACCATTAGAAGATCAGCCTGTCTCACTATCTCCTGAAATTGCTCTGCTCTATGTTTCCTTTTCCTATAAATTTCAGGGCTTTTCCTTTTTAATGAAGCTGGCGGTGATGACAAAGATTGTATAGATCCAACCACTATCGATTGGCCATTTGGGGTAGTACCACCATAAAATAGCCCAACCTCATCTATTACATCTCTTAATTCTAGCCTTGCTTTAATTTGTTCAATGATTATCCTCTGATCAGCAATAATGACTGTCGGACACCCAAACATTTTGGCGATACCAGCCATCATCTCTGTTTTCCCGGCACCTGTCGGGGCATTTAAAATTCCTATTTCATTGATACAAGCGGCTGCAATAGCATCAATTTGATGATGCTCAAGAATAATACCACTTAGCATGTTCGGATCAATCTTTGAGGGATCTGGGGCAGACGCCTTTGGTAGCTCTCTGAGATCCAATATATCCAGTGGAATTTGTTTCTTATCACATAATTCTTTTAGCTCACACAAAAATGGCAACGCTAATCGTTGTCTCTTCGTGTCATATTTACGATAATATCCGTCCCAGCTTTGCTGCTCAACATCGATAAATCTAGCTCGAGGGTGTTTTGCACTGAAGTGATCATCTAACATTATGCTAATATTAGAGTCGACCTGTTCTAGGTTAATATATTGATTATCAGTTATTTTAGCTATCATGCCATTTAAATACGATAACGGCGGGCAAAAGCCCGCCGTTACATAATAGCTGTTTAATATTATTATGACTTTGCGTTAAGACCAAGCTCCAGAAGTTTTGCGTCCATTGCACTCTTTAGACCAACCTTCTCTAATTCCGCGCCCTGAATTTTCAGAGCGTCTGTCACAACGGCTCGTGCAGGAGTTCCGTCTGTCTTGCCCTTGATCGTATCGATTGTCTTGGCGCATTCATTGGCTAGTTTGCCGGTCTCCTCTGCTACTCCCTGCCAATTCCCAGCCTTGATTTTATAGATGATAGCAATCACCGATGTAATGATTGTCAATAGCAGAGCAAGGCATGTCAGGATCGTATTGACATCAGTGAATGCAAATGCGAGAACCATGAGCCACCTCTTAGAATTATTTCTTATTGATTAGGGCCGTCTCGAACTTGAGCTTCAAGATCTCATCAGGCACGGCTTTGGCGGCGGGAATGTAAGCCCTAAGCAACTCGAGAGCTTTGGTCATCTTGGCCTCGCCCTTCGGAGGCAAGGCTGTGGTGCGAGGCGGAACTTCTTCAGCCTTTGAGTCCCAGTGAGCCGCCCACCACTCCACCCACTCGACTACCTGCGGGATGAGCGCGGAGATCAGGGCTTCCAGGTGAGCCTGCTGCACCCACTTTTGCTTAAGCAGCCAGGAGATGACGAACGGCGAGATCGACGCCACGATAGCCGCTAAACCCACAAATATAATTCCCAAAATGATGGTCCAATCCATAACTCTCTCTCCTATCTAGGTTATTGCTGAAATCATATATTTGACACGCTTATGCTGAACAACCGCCAAGAGGAGTGCCGCATCGTACGCATACTGGACATGGATATTTTTCTATGTCAGACGATCCACATTTTGGGCATCTATTATCAATTGGTCTGAGTAAATCGGACGATTTTTCTTCTAGTTTAACTTCCGCATTTTGTTTTTTAGTCTTTAGTTTGCCACATCTAACTTCGTGTAGCGGTGGTTTACGATGGCAGAACGTTATGTCACCCTCATATTCAAGCATGGCAAGCTTGATCGCAAGATCTATCACGCTCTTGCAATATGTGATATAAGGATGGTCAGTTCTACCACATGGACCACCCTCTTCATTGCCATACGATTTGCATATATCAGATAGCGGCGCACCATATTGAATGGCATTAGATATCGCTCGAGAGGCCCATTTCATGGCAAAATGAAATGATGGAATATCCTTAGTTACTTCGATCCATATCTCCGCCAACGAACCATCTTCGTACTCTCCAAACTTAAAGACTACCTTTTGCCATTTAGCGGGATCGTATATTGTAACCTCATGTGCTAGCATATTCCTTCTTGTTGGAGCTCTTCGCCTTGCTCCCCTGGGCAAAATCATATCTGGTGGTAGTGGGTCCCACCAATTTATATCATATGGATTAACTAGCGGTTGTGATTTCTTCGACCCATCTCTATATAGTGCGATACATTTAGCGCCCCCCTCATATGCCATTAGTATTGCCGACTCAATATCCTCTCTTGTAGCATCATTTGGCATATTTAGTGTTTTGCTGATACCCCCAGAAATATGCGGAGATACCGCAATAACCATTTTAACGTGCGCTTCCCACCTTAAATATCTCTTACCATATCCTGACCTGACGGCACAATCAAAGATTGGCAAATGCTCAGGTTTAAGATATGGTGCGCCCTCAAGAGTACCGTAACCACATATCCATTTGGTTGCCTCCAGATATTGTTCTTTCGTGAAATTCATCTGCATAAAAATGTTAACGCCGCACTTATAGTCGGATGGTAAGCCAATCGCTTCTTTTGATTTAGGCGTCCATTTTGAAGCATCAAATGCATCACATAGCTGAATAGCTGGATCGAGATCTTTTTCGATCATATCGATGTCTTTTTCGACAATACCGAGCGCCATCAAAGATGATCTATTAATAAATGGAGCGTCATCCAGCGTGTTATTACCAGCCACATGCGTTTCAATATCTTCAATTTGGCTATCAGTATATCCAAGATTCTCCAGCGCTTTGTGTATTGACCTATTGACCATTCTCATTGAACTACCACCAGATAGTCTCTTCAGTTTCACAATCCTATAATCTGGCTCAATCGAAGTTGTGTCACATCCCATTAGTAACCCAACAGTGCCAGATGGTTGGATAAGTGTAACAAAAGCATTCCTGTATCCATATTTGTTGCCCAATTGTAGTGCTTCATCCCACGCATTTATTATGGCCTTGCCAAGATCCTTATTGATTACAGAATGATTGATTTCCCACGGTGTGATCTTACCCTCATAGCCAATCTTGTTGGGATTACCAGATGATGCCAACCTATGATTCCTAATAACTTTTAGCATATCCGTCTTGTTTTCCTTAAACGCCGCAAACGTGCTAAGGTGTTTGGCTAGTCTAGAGCTTTGAATGTAACATTGCGCGGTCATCAGTGATGTCACAGCGGCACCAAGGTGGCAAGCTTCTTCGCTATCATATGGAATACCAGATCGTTCCAAAACTGCACCGAGGCCAGTATGCCCCAAGCCAGTGGTGCGATATCTTGCAGTTCCTTCAGCAAGTTGCCGAGATGGCAACTGTGCGGCATCAACCGAAATATCGAGGATAGTTAGCCAGTGGCTGCATACATATATGAAGTCGGCAACCTTAAGCTTGTCACCAGTTTCCTCAAACAATTTCTGCAAGTTGATGCTAGCTAGATTACATGATGAATTGTCTTTGAAAATGTATTCAGCACACGGGTTGGTGGCTCTAATTCTACCGTCTTTGGGGCATGTATCCCACGCTTGTATCGTTGAATCAAATTGCACTCCTGGATCGCCACTATACCAGCATGCATCGACTATGGATTTCCATAGCTCCTTTGCCTTCATTTTCCTAACAATCTCACCAGTTGTCCTACTGGTCATCGGCCAATCTTCATCGGTCTTAGCTAGCCGCATAAAACTATCCTGCATCCTGACAGAATTGTTTGAATTCTGCCCAGACACAGTCTTATACGCTTCGCCTTCCCATGACGAACTATACCCAGCGGCAACCAACGCTTCAACCTTCTTTTCTTCCTTCTCCTTCCACACGATAAATTCTGGTACCTCTGGGTCATCCATATCCTTAATGACCATTTTGGCTGCGCGTCTTTGACCAGATCCAGACTTGATCACACCAGCACTTTTATCGTCAATGACAGCAAATTCCATTGATCCACTGGCTCTACTACCGGTTCTCAAATATTCAAATTTGGATCTAATATTACTCGTGTTCTTACCAACACCGCCACCAATAGCGAAAGCTTTAGCCTCAATCATTAAATCGTCATATATTCCGCCCTCATCAAATAACGAATCGTTGCAGTTTATGATGTGGCAAGCATGAATCCCAGGGTATTGATAGAAATTGGTGGTTTCTTCAGCTTTGCCGGTTTTAGGATTATATCTCCACAATCCCTTTTTGTCGCCTTCGATGCCATAAGCCCAATAAAGACCACTGTTAAACCACTGTGGCGTATTTGGGGCCGCTATCTGGTTCTCTAGCATGTATATTGTTTCGTCGTAGAATATTCTTGCATCATCTTCTGTACCAAAATAATCGTTCATCCAACCCCAATATGCCCAGAAACCAGCCAACCTAGAAAAAACTTGCTTAGCGCTCCTCTCATGTGTGAAATGTTTGTTGTATTCGCCTCTAAGAGCGGTTAATTTTTCTCTAATGATCTTAAGTTCCCCAGCAATCTCAGGTATATTAACATCGCATTTTAATCGAAGGTAATCCTCACGATCTCTCGTGGTTTTAAGCGCGACCCTAAGATCCTTAACAGCTGCAATTGGTTCACGCCTTCTTAACCAATCTGGCACCTTTTTACCACTATCGCTAACTTCATCTATGTGCACCAGATCTACTGGTACCTCGGTCATTCTAAAATATTTGGAGGTCAATACCTCACGTGAGTTTTTATCAAATGTCGATGGTACTTCGGCTCCCTTGATTCTAAAAATTATATCTCCTGTCAAATCATTTTTAATCTCAACATCTTCTTTTACCCATTCCACGTATTCAAATGGATGCATTAAGTTTTTAGTAAAGTGCCTAACAAATTTCATTTTGGTACTCCTGTGTCTAGCAAATCGTCGCCAAGTATTTCCTTCATTGCCTCGTAATTGCTATGCCTAGATAGCAGCCGAATTCTAGTTTTAAGCATGTCTATATCCGATGGCATGCAATCACGATCACTACTAGTTTGTTGCAAGGCAAGCGTGCACTTTTTAGATACTGCAACCAACTCGATTGGAACTAACCCACTATTTACTAACCTAATAAGCTTAGGATAGCCTCCAATCGACTCTGGTATGGCTAAATCGCCGTTAATGAACGATGATGCCAATTTAATAGACTCGATAAGCCTATCAGATGAAACCGACGACGCCTCGATTCTATTATAACAAATAACAAATATATTAGACATGTTTAATATCGCAGTGCCTCTGCCAAGTAGCTTTTTATCTTTGGCGTAACGAATTATCTCGGTGACTAGAGATTCTATTTCATTCTTCGTTAAACTCATTTTTAATACTTTATCGGCGAATTGGCTAACGGATCGATATTGATACGTCTTGGTGATGTCATTGCATTTTGGTCTCCTAATAAATCTCCCATTAGAGGCCATAACTTTTCTAAACCATTCATAAATAGATAAAACAGTGTCAGATGGTGCGGAACTCATGATAATGAAATACGATTTGAGGCGCACATGGAACCCAAAGACACATCCACACAAGAAGAAAATCCAGAAATGATTGCGATCATTTCAAAAGTCGAGAAAATGATATCAGAGTTAAAGACTGAGCATAATATCAAGAGTGCTGTATTCGTATTCACCAAAGAGGATAATACAGAGCCAACAGTATGGTGGAATTCACATTTTTATGAAGCAGGAAAATTGATGGCGATGGCTGTGAGAAAGTTTAAGGAGAAGATATTTCAAGAATTAGATTGTTGATCGATTTCACAATATAGCGCGCCACCACAATTCGGGCATATTCTTATAAATTCGGTATCCTTAGGACCAGTCGGACACTTATCGTCTTGCCAATGCACTGGCAATTTGGCTCCACATTTTGGACATATGCCAGAATGAGCGTTGTAAACATTCTTAGGCATAATGCACCACCACTGAACTCTGGTGCCAGAGCCACACTTTCGCGTGGCTCTAGCAACTATATGGATGATGATAGGATCTGGAGGTCCATCCCTCCACCGACCATCGTTTGCCCTCATGTAGCGGACAGCACATACAGTTTTGAGTACCTCTCGCAATGAGAGGATCTCATTTATAGCTTTCGCTTACATGGGTAATTCGGTGGTCATCCCATCAGGATCCTCAAACACTGTTTCTTTAATATATTTCAACGCAATCTTAGTAATATATTTATCAGTTAACCCTTGCTTGAATGTGATTGCTCTATCTATATCGTGCGGCGAGCAACTATTTGATTCTATTACTACATCGCCATCAGTCAAGATAAATCTTTCTCTTTTGGGGCCATTAAAATGGCCGCACAATAAAACTGCCACAATCCACAACTCGCCATCGGTGGGGGCTGCCGCCGATTTCTCATTTAAATCTTTAACGGTTGTGGTGTGACTATTTCTGTATGCTATTTTTAACTCTTTCAGGCTCCCCAATCCTATTGGGTCGAATATTTTTTGGAGCCTTTTGGGCACACTCATCACACACCCACTTACCATCAATTAAATATGATGTCATCTTTACTGGCTTACCACAACTTTCGCATATTTCTTCAGAGTGCATGACATATCTCCTACTTAGTTGGCCCCCTTAAATATCCCCTACCGAACCCGATAGGAGCTGGGCCAAACCGTTTCTTGCCCAGCTTCTTACTACCTTTTGGTGGTGGCGATCCATTTATTGCCTTAAGTGACTTGCTACCACAGATTACTTTCTTTGCCATGTTATACCTCAAATACTACTCAGTTTACATTTGAATCTTGTACGGCCAAAGTTGAGATGATTCATCGATCTGCATCATCTCAAAAGATTTTAGTTCAAAGCAAGTGCTATTACTAGTCTGGATAAGAATATTTTCCTTTAACGGCAATTTATCGATAATCTCATGAATCGTTTTTAATTTAAATTCTTCAAAACCATATGTTTGGAATACATGCCTATCATTAAATGTAGCGACAATTATCCATCCTTGTTCGCATAATGATTCTCTGCTATTACCAGGCTTGTTTTCGTCTATCCACTGCCCATGCGTCTTACCTTCTGGTAACTCAAATAATCCAGTCGGCAATGAATAAAAATAATTTTTCTCAAATGGATATATCATGCTTCATAATAGAATCTGAGTTGGGTTTCTCCTAACACGATCAATTCATTGATACCAATGCCATATTCATTTGGATCTGCTAGTTTACCGGTCTTTAGGATATCATCGGCTGGTTGAAATATAGTCGTAAAACTTACACCATCAATGCCCTTGATAGCAGTTGAAATATCGTCGATGTGTAGTTCTTGCCCCATATCAAACTTTGTAACGTCGAATAAGTCTTTGACCGCTTTTTCTACCTGATCCTTAACTGTCGATGCTATAGCATTACGATTCAAGACGATATTAGCTTCAAGTTTTATTCTTTTGATTGAACCATCTAAAACCCTTACTTCATCTGATAATACATTAATCTCTTCTAGATAATTCTTAAGTCCCTTCTTAAGTCCAACACTTGGTTTAACCGGCTCGTCAGTTCCCTCGGCGAGCACATATAACTCAACAATATTGGCATTCAAGGATGTTCTAACTGTGGCCACTGACTTCGACACTGTACCAAACACAGGATGTGAGAAACTCGATGCCATTTGTGCATAGTCTGGCCCGGAAACTGCTGCATTCAACGTTGCGGCTTCACGTGGCGCCCTTTTCTTAGCATCGCTTATTACTTCTTCATCCATTCCTCCCTGTGATGGTTTTGGGTTGTTAAATGACACCTCGACTGGTGCCGAAGCTGGTGGATCTGGTTGGAATGGTCTTGTAGTATTGATGCGACCAGATCCAATTCTACCTCTACTTCCACCACCAACCCTATACAGAACAGTAGCCTCTTCTCCAGCAAGAGGTGCCTTACCAGCTTTGTCATCACCAAATTTTATTCTTATCCCACCATCGATAGTAATCACCTCATATACCTGATCTTCTGGGCCAGACCTCTCTATAATCAACACCCTTTTCCATTCTTTTACTAACGATCCACTCTTGATGTTAACGAATATTGGATCACTTAATATATTATCAGCAATAATATCGATAACCTGATTCGCGCCACCAGCTGATATTGCTACAAACGGCGTGTCAAATTTACCTTCAATCCCAAATGCGACCACACCACGTTTCCCTGGCAAAACTTGGATCGAATCAGTCCAGTTATTTGGTGCTCTGAACATCTCGTACGTTAAAGACTTTCCATCTGCACCAGTGAGATTGAATATGACGCCAGCTGGAATTTGTAGACTCGTTTGAAGTGGCGAAGGTACGCTCGCTTCTATATCCACTACAGCCGGTGTCGCTGTGTGTATCTGCTCGTTTATGAGAGACAAGTGATTTGCAACTGCCTCCCTCGAGTAAGACGTTGGTAAAAATGATTCTTGCACTAATACTTCACCTCTCTCAGCAATCGCCGAGGCAATGAAACTAATTAGATCCACCATCATTATAATGCCGTTATTTTCAACAAAGTCATTAAACTGTGCGGGATAGTATGTCTTAATATATTCGATAGCCGCTCTAGTAATAGTATCGAACTCAAGAGATGTATAGTCGATCTTCCTGAGGTCAGCTGTTGGTAACTTTACGCCGAATTCATCAGGTGAATTTGGTAGATTAAAATAAGTCTCGTTACTCATTCTGCTTTCACCAACTTAATGCCACCATCAGAAATGCCTATTTCAATCTTAAATCTTTCATTTGGGTTAAGATTGACAGCACCAGCAATCGTAATGGTCATCTCCGACTGATCAGGATTAAGATTCACATCTATTAACGTGATCGTTACTCTTGGCTCAAAATTTCTAATGGCTGATAATATGCCAGATTTGATGGTGCTAATATCACCATCAATAATATTCTCAAATTGTAGAAGTGGAATCGGGCTACCGATTGCTGGCCTCATTATACGCTCGCCAGGCGCTGTAAGCAATAATTGGATTAAATCATTTTTAATTAGCCTCTCATCATGCTGCATCGGAAGGACGGTGCTTTGGTTATAAAATGGCGGATTGTATCCAGTCCAAATTGGAGCAGCCATTGTTACCTCACAAGCTGAGAGACTGCCAGCAACTTGTCTCTCAGCTCAGCAGACTGCGCTATGAGATCATTAGTCTCGGCAATCTTCGTTGCTTGCTCAGCCATAGCATCATTCAGAGTCTTAACAATCTTAGCCTTTATTTCTTCGCTACCACCCATAACATTTAATGCGCTTAAAACTTTATTGGCTTCATTAATTTTCTTCTGCAGATTGGTTACGGCAGATTTATCATCGGCGATTGAATTCTGAATTGTAGTCAGTTCGGCCTCAATCAAATCTTCCAACGATGTTGATTGCGTAGTAATAGATATAATATCTGACTCACTCAATCCAAGACTTTCAAGATCGAGTAAATTAGTATTATGTTGTAATTCAAGCCTATCAGGCACTATATTGGTGTCGGTTGACCCAATCTCAGTATCTGTAAACTCTAGTACCTGTCCGACTTCAAATAGTTTAACATTCGTCCCGTCTGACGTTACACCGCCGCCGGTTACAGTATAGATAAGATCACCTAAGCGAACGCGCCTTTGTTGATTAGTATAAACCTTCGGCGGCCTTTTCTTAACCTGCTCCGCTATAGGAAATAAGATGAAGTCACCAGGTAGTTCTGATGGCTCTTCATTTGATATAGTGAAGGTAACATTCCCAACGTCGCTTGGGCTGGTTGGGATTTGTCTAGAATACAGTCCAGTTGGGTAACGTACGATCACTCAAAGATCTCCAAGTATTGCTTGTTTATGCTATCGCCATTATATCTAACAATTTCTATATCTGGGTCTCTTTCAAGTAGATCACCATCATCTACTGCTACTATCCTGTAGATTCGTTTCTCCCCTCCATATCTTTGTACGCTAATACTAGCAAATTTATCGCCCTTTGCTATATCAGAAGTGGTTGCAAGTGGAATATAGCTCGAAACAAAATCATCATGATTCAACGGATTTGCGAGAGAAACTCTTAATATACCATGGGTACGAATTTCATCATCAAACTTTGATGATGTTCCAAACCATATTACTCCATCTTCACAGTATTGGTCGATTGGGTCGACCACTGGATCAGCTGGTGGTGGAGGTCCAGCCGATGGATCATTAGTGATATCTGGTGGGCCACTAGATGGATCGTGCACGCCTGGATTATTGCCATTTTTATCCATATCTGGTGGATTATCATTTCTGCCACCCTGGCCAGGACCACAATGAACCACCTTTGAGTCAACTGGACCCTTCTTACTCTTAGTTGGGTCACATCCCCTTTCCTTGTCAAAATCTTCCGGCTTAAGAGGATTGCATTCCATCGGAGATGGCGATTTGGGAGATGGAGACCCACCACATGGAGGCGCTGACCCAGCGGGGTGCCTCGGCATCTGTATGGCCCTATGTGTACCGCACATCTTATCAGTATAGAAATCTTTAGTCCTTAGCACTGGGCCAGCTCTAACTTCAGCACCACGAATGTTGACCTGGCCACCAGCCAGCATATCAATGTTACCACCAGCTTTCATTTGGATATTACCAGCCGCAATGATTTCTACGTCCTTTTGTGCAAATATTTGTACACTCTTTAAACCATTGCGTATGATGATATAATCAGTCGAATCGTTTATACAGATATATTTCTTTTTCTTTCTATCTCTCCAAATTGCAAAATCATTATCCTTGGATAGCCATATGCCTCTATCGTCGGCGTCCTTCATCTCAGTCCACGTACCACCGCACGATTCCTTTCCGCCACTATCGCGCATTTCTATGCCCTGACCCTTCGGGGTCTTAAGCCGAACATATTTGTTTCTCTCATCTAGGACTAAATGGAATGAATATTTTTCAACATTAAGACCCTTGAATGTCTTAAGAGCCCATGGCACTCTTTTATATGGCCCGTCAAATTCCCTCGATATTGTCTGCGGCGGTTTGGTTGTTAGGCATGCATAGTCCCACTTCTGGTTAAGCTCTAAGCCAATACCGTTTGCGGTGTACATCGCCCATCGTTGAAGTTCATCTTTTAAATTGAATTCACAACCAAAGTGATAGCCGTCTCTTCTACCACCGATAAAAATACCATTCCCAAATGGTTTTTCCTTATTTTGTGGGTCTTTTGGGTCTGACCCAGCATCATCTGCGGCAAACACTAATTGCCACGGTGTGCACCAATACCATCCTCTAGCATCCCCCTGGCCATCGCCCCATTGTTCATCATTAAACGGTTTAGTGCCAACATCGGATTTATTTAATCTCTTAATGAAATTATTCTTCTCAAGATCGGCGCCCTTGGACCACGATCGCATATATGTGCCGTCCTTAGTCGCCATCCTAATCCATAACTGATTTTTCTCATCTTTACCATCAACATCAGTCAAGTCTTTTACGCCATCAAATTCTCCTGGTCTCGATTTCTTATATCCAACATCTCTCATCTCTAGCTTATGACCAAAGCGAGTTCTCCATTCTATTCTGCGCTCGTCATATCCCTTTGGCTCTCCTTCCGACAGCATCTTCTGGAAATATTTCCACCTGCTAATTTCAAAATCTTCATCTTTATCAAAATCGCCGTCGAATTCATTCTTCCATTTATATCCAACATCAGACATCGTCATGAAATTCCCATATTTTGATATGTGCGCCATCAATTTGAAATCTGGCTTGTTCTCTTCTGGTGGCTTCACCGAGGCTTTATATTCACCTTGTGAGACTGGGTCTGTTCCAACTGGTGCTGGTTTCTCGGCGTGTTCCTTCGGGAAGAATCCAACGGCACCCATGAAGAATAAGTTACCATATCTGTCCTTAAGACCGGTGTTCATCGGCCTTTCGTCTTTTGGAAGATAATCCTCATCATAGTCATTTGGTGAACCGGCTGGTTCTCCCCTTTCATTTACAGCCAATTGTGTCTTACCATAAATTGACTCTAGTGTATATAGTTTCCTTCTGGTGGGGTTTGCGGCTCCGGTCCACATTATGCCATAAGGATGACCTTTTTCAAAATTCACCCATACCCAATCGCCCTTACAAATACATGGCCAGAAACCAGCTCTCTTACCACCAGCTGGAGGGGCTGGAATTGCCCATGGACATTCCTCGGGCTTTAGATCCTCATTGTGTAATTCTGGAACTTGAACTCTTACCCTATGCATTCTCAGAGGATCATTAGTCTCAACTACTTTGGCTCTATACCAACCCTTGAATTTTTCTGGTAGTTCTTTGACACGATCGCCAAAGAAGTCATTCCATATTTTATCGACTTTGGTAACGCCGCCGCTCATAATTCTCTCCACACCGATGGTCTATTCGGCGCTTCAATAACGCTACCAGCTACTGGCCAGCCATCGAACGGATTTTCGACATTATTGAAAATCAACAGCACCCATTTAAAAATCGTCGTACCATATATATCATTGGATATTAGATCTGGCCTGCCAGCTCTACTGCCGTTGATTTCTATTTTAATAATGTTATTGGTGCCAAGCTTATCTCTATCAAGGAAATCAAATCTCTTCATCATGGCTGGTGTAAGATGGCTATTATATTGTATAAGCTCGGTAAGCTTAAATCTCGATGTCGATTTAAATATTGTGCTATCTGTAAAGATGGCCATTAATACCACTCCTTAAGTGGCTTTTGCACAGCCGATTCAATATCTTGCTTTGCTTTCTCATTTCTATCAAAGATTCTCGTGTACATCATAAGATTCATAGTAACAGTAGCCTTCTGGTGGTATGCTTTACTGCCATCAAGTATAATCTCATCACTATATGAAACGCTTGCATCCAGCACGCGCCATGTACTAATTTGCCCTTGCGCGAATGGAGCAACTTCATACATCCTAACTTGCAACAATGGAGACATGGCCTTTTGCTGTCCGGCTACAATATCACGATAAAAATAACTCATGACCGTATGGACGGCGCTAGATACGCCAGCGACATTCCACGCTCCTCCTGTAACGACATATGTTAACTCCACAGTCATATTTGTTCCCTTAGATCCCTTCCAGACAGCAACTGGCTCATATGCATCTGAATCTTGCTCTTCATAATTTCCAGCTTTAGAAGTTGTTTTAACCCTTGGAGGAAACTGCAACGGAATTTTTTTACCGAGTACCTGGGTTGAAGGATCGCTACCACCAGGAAATCCATCAATGGGATCTGGTGGCATCATTGTTAAAGACACTGCGTTTAATATATCAGTGTCAGCTTTAATTTTACTAAACATAGGTCACCTACCAAGCCGAAACGGCTGGCCCAAGTTCTGATGGTCTTTCAGATATCTTCGGCAAATGCTCCTCGAGTATGGCGACGATCTTCTTAGCCTCATCGCTATTCTTCAATATTGATATTATTTCTGCTAATGGCGCTGATAATTTAGCGAACTTCTCAACAAGTTCTTTTAATTCTCTCTCTCCCTTAGATTCTCGCCCCATCTCTTGGTCAATGGTCGTGCTAACTGGACTAGCTCGTTCTGGTGGAACACCAGTAATGGCATATTTAATTTGCTCAAGTGGTGTCATCACTTCCGATATGTCAGTCGGCTTTTTAGCGCCACCACCAACCATTTTATTAATGTCAGCTATTGGATCTAATAACCTATCAAAGAACCCTCCAATTATTGGGAACTGTGACATGGCCGATTTGCCAATCTTCATAAATTGCGGAGCAACCATCGCTACGTATGGTAACGCAGCCCGGACAAGTTTATCAATTCCTAATAGCCCAGATCCGCTTAATTTACCTTTAGCCCACGTAGCGGCTCTACCAATTAGTGGTATCTTCTCTGCTACTCCAAGGACGCCCGACACTGCAGCCTTGGCCCCCTGAGCGATATACTTAAATGGATGAGCTGCAACATCAGCAATTTTGACCAAAATGTTAAAAAAGTCCTTGACTACACCAATTAAAACCTTAAATGGCGATATAATAGCAGACCCAATTGAACTCAAAAGCCCAATGAAACCTTTAACTCCATATGATATAAGTTTAAATATTGCAAGCAATGGGAGCAGAGCAACTTTGATTGTTATTTTAACAATATCATAAAAGAACTTGAAACCTTGTATTAATTTCCCTATCGGAGTCATACAGAAAAATATGGCTTTGGTGACTTTCCAAATATAGTCCCCAATAGACCCGAATACTCCACCAACTACTTTTAACGAAGGAGACTTAAACACTGAGATGAGCGCCTTCATCGCGCCGATCAGCAATTTTACCGGTAGCATTATTATCCAGATAGCAGCCTTAAGAGGAAGCAATGCTACCTTCACTAACCACGTTGTGGCCGAAGTTATTGATGTTAGTACGCTGCCCCATGATTTACCAGCACTAGCACTACCAAATATAGCTTTCTTTAGCTCGCCCCATGCTTTAGACAATTCATCTAGAACATCTTTAAGTGGCTTAATAGTTGCTTTCCATGCATCACCAAATCCCTTTTTTATGGCCCCAGCCACATCTTTAATTGCACCCCATATTCTACCAAATATCTCATATATTAGCTTACCCGCCCATATAATTGGCATTAACACAATTCCAGCCACAAATTTTAACGCTTTAAATGCCACACCAAGCAAAACCACGGTTGCCACAATGGTTATAAGCGGTAGCATAATTGGAGCCAGCGAAGTGATAAACATCAAACCAAGGGCCATCACTATATCAAGCACCACAGCTGTTGCAGCATATATCATCATTTCGACTGCGCCCAACTTCTCGAGTATATTCATGAAGAAACTAGTTGCCTTAATTATTGGATTTAAGACCATAAATATCGTCGAGAATACCTTCGATAGTGGTTTTAAAGCCTTGACCATTATTGCCATTATTGGCTCAAGCATGCGGATAAATTCTTGCTTGATCGTGGTCAGAGATTGTTTAAATGAATCATTTATCTTCTTCGATTTCTCCATCTCAGCATATTGCTGCTTGAGTTTCTTATTTAGACCCTCCACCCCACCCTCTGCTTTTGCCATCTTATGCATCATGTCAATTTCAGCTTCGCTAACGCCATAAATCTTAGCGATTATAGACTTCTGAGCAGCATTCATCTTATCCCAGTTAGCAGTTCTCTTAACAAGTTCAGTACCAACATAAGCCATTCTATCCTGCAAATTAGTGAATTGCTTACCAAGCGCACCAGTCAATATTGACGTTTTACTCCAGACGTCGGTTACAGCCTCCATAATTCTCTTTGCGTTTTCGGCTGATCCTCCGAACTTCTTAAATTGCTCGGTCAATACCATCATTGACGATGCGTATTGTTCAACAGCTTCGTCTCCAAATAGAGCTACAAGTTTAGACGCCTTCGAGGTCATATCGCTAAGAATCTCACCGGCCTCTGCTGAACTTAAGCCCAATCTTTCCATTCCTGATACAATGACATTTAACGATTTGGTCACACTAGTAGTGTTCTTTGTTAAACCAACCACAGTTCTGGTGAAATCTGCAGTTGTCTTTTCGCTGATTCCCGTGGCTACGCTAAACTTAGCGACTGTTTGACTAATTTCCCTATATTGTCTGCCAGTGGCTACTGTACTCATGCCAGACTCAATTACCGCCTTGGTAAACTTAATTGCTTCTTCACCTGTCAACCCGAGGCTTGACCTTAAATCCTGCGATGCGTCAACAGCATCGTGTATTGAGCCTACCGCTCGATATGTGGTGGTCCTAAACGCATCTTCAACTTCCATGAATTCTTCATAAGCATGTTTAAGTAGTACCATCGAAGCACTTACAAAGTTTCCTGTTTTGGCGGCATCGATGAACGCCTGGGTTACTTGAGCTTCCTTTGGCAACAGTGCTTCCAACGGCGTAAGCAACAATGTCCATGCTGCTTCGGATAATTTAATGGCTGCATACGCAACTCCCAATGGCCCTGCAACGGCTCCAGCTGCCGCACCAGCGGTACCCATGGCCGCACCAGCTCCCCCGGTGGCTGCACCCATTTTGGCCATTGCGCCGCCAGCCTTACCTGCTGTAGTACCAAGGCCACTCATAGATTTGGACGCGATACCACTCGCATTGGCCACAGTCTTGCTGCTACTAGATGCTGAAGATCCAATATCGTTGAAAGATTTAATAGTTGCATGACTTGCCTTACGGTATGTCGTACCAGATTTCCCAAACGATTGGGACATTTTAACCGCTGATTCACCAGTTTTCCCACCCTCTTTAATTATAGTCTTGTTATTTTTTGTTAACTCAGATCCAATATCGCCAATGGATTCATTAGTAGTTTGACTCGCTTTTGATATTCCATTGCCGTTTTTCGCAAATAGCTGCGACAATTTGGACATAGATTGTGGCATCTGCGTGCCAGTTGCCTTCAAGAACCCACGCGATGCACCGAGAAATCCTGAAAATGCTTGGCTCATCTTCGAGCCAAAGAGGCTTTTAGTTAGACCTTCTGCACCTTCAGTAAAATTTTCCCATTCAGTGTTCTCTATAGTTTCCCTAGTGCTATCGAGTTTATCATTAAAATCTTCGAGCTTCTCCCTAGCCTCCTGAGCTTGATCGCTATACTCACCAAAAGCATTCTCCATCTCAATGACTTG